CCCTACTATAGTAACAACTCCAATGGTGTATATGAGATGAGGTCCGTGAAAATTACGACTCTAAGGGTAATCCGCAGCTGCCATAAGGTAGTTCATCGACTGCAACACTCCGGGAAAGTTTCTGCAAGATACAGTCATGGCCAACTGGAAACAGTGGGGTGGACGGCAGCTCACACTTGAAACAGTACAACTGATATATTCCTAACAGCTAAATAGCTTTAACTAAAAACACTCAGTTACCATGAAGTTCAACACTAACACCGTTTTCCACGCATGTGGTGATTCGCTCATCGACTATGTCGAGGGTGAGTCTGGACCAGCGACATCGCTGGTCAAAACAATCTTCGGCCGTGTTGCTGGCAGAGCTGGCAATCGCGCGGCCTTTAAATCAATCCATTACAATGATGATGGTGTGCTGTCTGCTGATGGTAACGTTGCGGGTCGCGCAGGTCGCGGTGGCAGCTTTGCCGAGCGCCTGTCGGTGCCTTTGATTGGCACCAACGCCAATGCAACTCCCAGCGGGGTGGTGCATTATGATGTTGCGCGCACTGCTGGCCTTCTGGGCACTGCAGTGTTCCAGCAGGACCTGGGTTCGTCTGCCTCTGCCAGCACACTAACCCACACCATCATCCAAACCACTTTCCCCAACATGTCTGTTGATCAGGCTAAGAAGTTCAGTTCGCTTATCAAAAGCAACTGCACTGGGAGTGGTGACTATTCTGAGCTGTACTATCGCTTGATTGTGCTAGCTAGTGACCTGCATGCAGGTGTGTCTCCCACTCCTTTCCAGATCAACAATGCCAACCCCTTCTTCAGTTTGATCCTTGATAGGATTTGGCCTGCTGAAGAGGCGCGGTATGATAATCTGTTGCGCTCCTTCGAGCGTGACACTCGCAGCTATTTCTTGCCTGGGTCTAAAGGGAACAAGTGCATCAGCGCCAGCATTGCGTCTGCCCTGTGGCACATTGTCCGGCCCAACATGAATGTGGTTGCTGGGCAGCAGGCCTGTGCGAACGCGTATTCCACCCATCCTCAGTTCTCTGAGCGCATTAGCGTGTATTTGATGGGCCCTAAGGGTGCCCGCACTGTGCTGGGTTGGGGTGCCCGTGCTCAAGCCGTTCCTGCGGTTACTGTTCGAGCCTGTTTTGAGGCCATCGACTATGTGGCCGCCATGACTGGTGATGCTGACGGACTGGAGGCTGCCTTGCGCTTGTTTTGTGATAGGTTGCCTTTCCCATCCTTGTGGGCAAACGTCACCCATTCACTGGTTGGTGAGCGTTGTGCTGGGGGGTTTGGGGATGCTTGCATCAGCAGACTTAACATGACTGTCTTGATGCACCGCTCATTTACCGCTGGCGCGGAGGAGGCGGGTCTGCCTGCTGCCTACAATCTAGTGTTTGGTGCTAATGCATATCAAGCGCTAGCTGCTGGCTGGGGCGTGGCACGGCCTGATTTTGGTCGTGAGCTTGCCCACTACAATCCAGATTTTGTGGGTAGGGATTGCGCTCTGCATGCTTGCGGCCTGATTAATGGGCTCGCTGCCTCGGGTGAGGTGGTGGACGCGAACACGCTCAGCAAGTTTAACCGGTCGGAGCTTGTTACGCTCAAGACCGTGATGGAGGATGCTTGTTCTTGTCCGCTTAGGATTATGGACGCTCTGGGGGTTGCAATTGGTGCAGCCCTTTTCCCGGACTTCTTTCCGGCTGCCGGTCCCACCAAGAGTGAGCGTATCACAAAGGTCGGGTCCTGCGGTGCCATCGCCCTTCCAGCGCAGAATCTGGTCTGCGCTGCTTTTATAAGTGCTTCAAATGGTCTGGAAAGCTGGGTATCGGCCATTTTGGACCCTTCGGTGTTGAGCACTGCTCACACCACTTACAAACCTTTCCCATATGCCCAACCTGATGAGGTAATGTGTAGCATAGTTATTGTGAGTGCGTATATTCGCTGCTTGGCTGATGAGTCAGCTCGAGCGGCGGGCAGGTGCAGCAATATTGACACATTGCTGTCCGGTCAGGAGGTGGTCAGGCCCGGTGGCGCTAGTGTGTGGTCCGATGAGGCCGTCTACCACAGCGCTGACCGCTACATGGGTAAGCTGCAAGCCAGCTTCAGAGGCGAGCTTGATGCTACAAGGGGCTGTTTGGTCAGGCTTTGGCCTGTCCTCACAGTACCCAGCTACAGCAGGGAGGTAGTGTCTGCTCCGCATTATGGCCGCGGTGGTTGGGATCTGTCGGTGTGTTTCACACCCTTGCAGGTGTCCACCATGTGCGGCCTCGAGAGTGCGGTCGGCGGACTGATCTCCTCCCCTGCCATTCTTACTCACATGGGTAAGACGGCTCGCTCCTTTTTGAACCGGTCTATGGCGAGCAGTGACATGTCGCGTGCTAATCGCATGCACATGGCTGTACTTGCTGCCGGTGTCAATGGTCATTCGATAACCTTTGACTACGGGGTCACTTATACGTCAGAGGAGTATTGCATGGACGAAGTTTATGTCATACCCGGTGACACTGAGTGTGTTGTGAGGTCTGAGTGCACTATGCTTACTGAGGAAGTCCTGACAAGTTGTCTGTGGAAGCAGTACCTGGTTGAGGAGACTATAGTAATTACAGCTGCTCCCTTGGATCAATTCCACGGCCTGACATGGGCCCTCTCAGGCTCTAGAGACACTATAGCAGCAGGGTGGACCATGGGTCGCGCTCGTGCTCTGGCTCATTTTGATCCTGCTGCCTGCTCACCTGGCTTGACAATCGGGCTCACACCGCAGTTCACCTATAACTGGCGCTGCAAGGTGCAGATGCCAGCTCAAGCCGCGGTAGCTGATGCCGATGCCATGACCTGGTTGGTCGGTGTCTGCTCACGCGCTGCTGGGTATGGCAGGCGGTTTGTCTCTCCGGGGACTGCTACCGTCATAGCACCCTGGTGCCTGAGCGGTGGTAGTAAAGCGCCCGACGTCGGCGGAACTAAGCTGTCGTTGATAGATGGGGAAAGCCGGTTTGCCACATCTTTGCGTGCGAAGCTAGGCCTGCCTGCCTATAACGTTTCGCCCGTCACCAAGGCGTCGCATGATGCAATTGCAGAGTTGGTTAAAGAGTGCGGCACCAGTCCAGCCGTCTTGAGCTCGACTGTTAGTGCTCTCCAGGCTGCGATGGACAAGCTCATGGCTACAGGTGGTGGCAAGGATGTGGTGCCTGGTGCAGATGGTGTTGACAGCAACCCTGCTGCTGACAGTGCCTGAGGAGTTGGCAACCTTGTGCTAGCAGATGTTCTAGCTAAAGTAGAGCCGAGATGGTTGGGTGAGCCAATAGAGGGCTTGCCTCAACTGTTAGTAGTGATTGCACCTCCGTTGTATGGAAGCACGACTTATTGTGCTACGGTGGACGCTCACGGGATAGCCATTGATGGGGGTGCCCTGCGCCGCCGCGGCCGGCGTGCTGAGCGGTTGTTGGGCCGCTGTCAGACAACGGGTTGTTTCTTGGAGTACAATGATTATGCGTATTCTGGCGTTGTCGGCGCACTATCCAAACTGTCCGGAAGCGTGGTGTTGTTACCCGAGCACCCTAACAGACTCGGGCTGGACTTCTCGGATTACAACGTGGCCCTACTTGGTGCCGCACCGCTGGATAATTCCCAGTTGAGGCACAGAAGCGGTGGAGATCTTGTGAAGTATGGCCTTGCTGTGGCCAGTAATAGAGCGCATCTCAACGCGATTCTGAATAAGGAGTATCCTGCGTTTCCACTGGATAAGTTGTTCGCGCTGCTCAACAGCGTGTGCCCGTCTGGAGGTGGCCGGGTTGCACCTATTCTGCCTGGGTTGCGGCTTGTGAGCACTGACTGCTATGGGAGGTTGGTGTTTCGAGGGCAGAGTCTGCTCCACGCTGCTCTGAGTGAGCGCAAGATGCTGACAAGACCTGCAGCGGCCAGTGCTGGTTGTGAGTGGTTGTGGCTACTCAGCTCGCACGATGATGTGACCATCGATGCTGATACCGCGGAGGCGCTCCATAGGTTGAGCGTGCTCAAGGCGATACCTAGCTCTATTCTGTGTAAGGTGTACAAAACCTGTTTTAGCAATATAGTGCCTGGGCATGTCTGGAGATATGGTGTCAGTGAGAAAGCGAGGTGGGTGTGGTCCGGCGTGCGTGATCTGTTTTCAGACATTAGCAAGAACACTCGCAAACGCGCTAGGCGTGGGTTGTCTGTAGTGTACAATGAGCAGGTGTCCGTTGCCAGGGGGGCGAGTGATTTGCAGAGTAAGGCGATCGATGACTTTATGCAAGCACCTGGCTACGCAAACAAGCTGGCCAACACCCCTGCTTTGTGGGGCGATCTGGCTGCCAAAGCCGCTTCTATAGGCGGGCCAGGCTGCAACAAAGTGCTGCGTATTTTATTTCCTTGCACATCTCAGCAGCTAACCATAAGGGAGACGTATGATGCGAGCGTTGTATTCGCTGCGCTGCGTGAAACCGATAGAGCGTTTGCGGCCTTGCTAGCTAAGAGAGCTCTCGGGCTGGGGGGGCAGTGTGTAGCTAGGCTAGGCCTCTTCTACCTATCCGGTGGTACGGGCAAAGCTTTGGTGTCCAGCATGATCAGGCATGGTTGGTTGGATTACGGGCTTGAGGAGCTTGAGCAACTGGGTAAGGCCGTCCACGCCGTGGTTCGGTCCTCAGGCGCCTTGAATATCCTGCCGCTTGGGGTGACCGTTGATGATGCTGATTCTGCTTTGTACATGCAGCTATTGTCTGGGCGCTACGATTTTCAAGATCTTGATGTGTCTGGTGAGCTTGTCGATAGGATGAAGCTCAACCCCACCAAGGTCATAAACACTAGGAGTGGGCCCAGCGAAGCGTTGTTTAAGACATTGGTTGATGAGTCGTTGGGTCAGGACAGGCGTCGTGCCGCCCACGTTATGCACCGTCACGGTCAGGAGACACTCATGGATCTGCTCGCCTACTACGGCAAGTATTCAGCCACTGGTAGCTGTAAGGCGCTGAGGGGGAGATTGTCTGTGATGTGGGAAGGCAGAGAGCATGCCGTTGATAGCCCTAGCAAAGTGGCGTGGCTGGCGAACCTCGATGACCAACAGGTAATTGAGGTCGTGGCTGATGTGAGCTCGGGCATTGAGACCACCGGCGTGAGGAAGACCGAGAGTGGTAAGTTGCGTATGCTGCTGCCCGCACCTGAAGCGCATTGGTTGGCTGAGACCCTTGCTATCATGGACAGCGAGCGTGCTGTCTTCGGGCCTGTGCGTCAGGTGGCATTGGAGAAGACTAAGTTTGAAACGTTGCATGGGCTCCTTCAGCGCCTGAATTGGGTTAAGTCAGGTCTAACGGTGGCAGCGGAGGACTTTGAAGACTTCAACATTCTTCAGGATTATGAGTCTATGCGATCGGATTATATCGCACTAGCTGCTGAAATAGCGAGTGTCTGTGGTCTGCCTACGATAAGCACGCGCATGACCAAGGATATGTCGCTGCCTGCCATTGCTGCTGCCTCTTGCTTGATACTGGCGGCTGCCTTCGACAATATGCGAGCCCGAGATGTGTCTGATCCCACCAAGTGGTATCAGCTAGTCCGCGGCCTCTGGTCTGGTTGGCGGTCGACCATGTGGTTCAACACCAGATATAATAAAGCATACACGCATGCCGTCCAGCGAGGTGTTGAAGCTGAGTATGGCTTTCCTGTTCTTAAAGATTTCTATATTGTGGGTGATGATAGTCTGCTGGCCACACTGTCTGAATTTGAGGGTCTGAGGCGCTTAGAGGCTTATGATAGGTCGAACCTCGCTTCTCAGGCTGTGAAGCAAATGGTTGATGACAGTCAGGCTGAGCTGACCAGGATAATGCATAGAGCGGACGGCTCAGTTAAAGGGTCGCTGGTCCGCGCTATCAGCAATGGGGCCAGTAATGATATGCAAGGCTCGCGTGTCGTGCCCGGGCCGCACATGGCACAGAGCCTGAAAACTCAGATACACATGTGGGTGCGCAGGGGATTTGATTACAGTGCGGCGGAGAGGTTGTTGAATGTGGCAGTTAAATATTGGGTCAAGTTGCGTGTGAGACGGGCCGGCTCTGATAGTGCAGTGAATGTCCCCATCCCTGATGCCGTGTTGCGTGGGTCAGTGCGCACAGGTGGCCTTGGGGTGGCAATGCCCGGTGTTCTGGCACCTGATCTTAAGCTTCCAGTATCGCTTGGGAAGTCAAAAGTGCGTGACGACATCGTGAGGGCAGTTGGTAAGCAGTGGCAGATGCGCAACCTGCAGGTTGCAGCGCACATGACGCAGCAGCGGTTTGCGGGCCACGGGTTAACGATCGACAATGACACCATACTCAATGCACTGCGCGGTGGGGTGTACGGCAGCAATACTCCAACTGTGCTGAGCATGCTGGCTGATCAGGCGGATCACGGTGAGTGGGAAGCTGCCATCAACACCTGGCTGGCATCAGGGGGCCCTGGGCTCGGGTACATAGACAGTAAGGCCGTGCCACCTGAGCTTGCGAAAGCTGTTGATGCCGGTATGGATAGGGTTGGCCGAGTCTACAGGGAACTGAGCAACAGCGCTGAGGTGCCATCTGATCTGGTGAGGTGGACATCACCGTGGTCTAATGCTAGTGCGCTGGACGCCATTGCTCTCGGACCATCTGCTGGTGCTCCCGGGGCATTGGCCACCGTAAGGCGCGGTGGCCGAAAGGTATCTCGCACTGAGGTAGCTAATTTATTGAGTGGCCGATCCCGGGCACTCGCAGACTTGCATTTGCAAGTCGGTTCTATGGCAACGCAGTTCATAGAAGGGAAAGTTTCGAAACCTCTCTCTGTGGGGCTGGTCTCACCTGCACATTATGTGCTGGTGGACCTTGCGCTCACAGAGGTCGTGGGGTTTCTGAGACATACAATGGAGGGAAGCAAACTTATGTTTGACCTGACTAACACAACTGGTGCGCGCATGCTATCGCAAGCATGCGCGCTAATCGAAAGGAGGATCGCCGCAGACCCTATATTGGGCCTGCAGCAAGCCTTCTAGAGAATCCAGTTAACAGAGCGATCTGTTTGCAACAGATTGTTACCATTTTATGGGAGGGCCGATGGGCCCCGGCCGGGTTTCCCTGGGGGAGTCGAGTACCCTAACATAAAGTGTGCGCGAAGGCTCACAAACGAGTCTGCTCGATGGGGGTTGCCAATCATACCCCATCAGGCTGCGTGTCTCACGGCAAAAATTTGGTGGCCAAACGGCAGGTCGGGTAGCTCCGATCACAAAACGATATGGTCTCACCAGACATCGCTCAATCTGAACTGATTGACCTCGTAACACAACCTGTTCTAGCAATAGACGGGGTGCACGTGTTCCCGGAAGTGCCCGGGTGGTTGCTCTTTTGAGTATTGTTGCGATGCTCTGGCGTGCTCAATAGGAGGGTTAGTTGTCTTTAAGAGGGCGCACGTAATGCGTCTCCCGCTAGCTCAGTTACCATACAACAAAACTTAAAAGGGGCAAGTGGGAGATCTCAGCCGGCTGGACCTGGTCCACCTGATCATGCAAGTACACTCTGAAAGCAAATTTACTGCTTTATATGCAACAGATGTCAATTCTTCGTGTGTGTGGTGGATGGGGATAAGGCTCTTAGGATTGGGCCCTGTCATACTTTCGTGTGAACGGGCGGTGGTTGTGGTACGGTAACGTACTGCTGTGAGTGCTGATGCGGGAAGCCCTGGCCGGTGCAAAAACGCACTTTGGCTAAGTCATTGGATACTGCTGGCAGCGCAGGTAGGAGTAATGTCCCTACTATAGTAACAACTCCAATGGTGTATATGAGATGAGGTCCGTGAAAATTACGACTCTAAGGGTAATCCGCAGCTGCCATAAGGTAGTTCATCGACTGCAACACTCCGGGAAAGTTTC